TAACCGACCTTTCTCCAGGCGGTGTATTTGTTCGAGCAGATTCTCACTCGCTGATTGCAAGTGGTGCGCTAAACATCGACCAAGCCAACAACATCGCAAGTCATTCCAACGATATGTATCCTGACAACTTTGGTCCTACCGCATTGTCTGAAGCATTTATGGTTGTAAACGATACGCTCTACTTGACCGTTGGTAACGATGGAACAGCAGTCGGCACAGCATCAGTTAACTGCACTGTTCGAATTCGAGCAAGAGTTGTCAAACTTTCCTCTAAGGATTGGATGGCAATTGCGATCCAATCAACTGCCTCTGATAACTGAGGTGTTTCCTCTGGTTAAGATTGAGGGAACTCTCGATGAACTTAGAGAACTTCTTGGTTCTGCTGAGCGTACTGTTAGGGCTGTTAGGGACACAGTTTCGAAAACTAAGAAGGTGGCTAAGAAAACAGGACGCAAACTTAGTGCTTGGCAACGATACCTCAAGAATCGAAGTAACCATATCAAATTTAAATCAGGACCAAAGAAAGGACGACTCGATCTCGCAAGAATGTCCAAAGCCTTCAAGCGAGCAAACAAAAAGTAAGAAGTGGTAATATGAATGGACGAAGACTTGAAGCATTGCATCCATCCTTTTACGGTATCTACGATTTACCTACTACTTCATTCAAAGGACAACCTCCTTTCGGTGAAACTGGTTGGACCTCTCCTACTGGAGCCAACTATGTTTTATTTCATGAAACTCAAATAGATCTCTCTGGATACAATCTACAAAGAATGACAGTTTTCCCCCAAGCCGTTGGAATTCAAGATCCTGGTGTTTATACCTTCACTCCTGCAGCTGGAGATCCTTCGAACGGACTTATGGTGATTGATGTAATTACTTCAGTTCCTTTAGACATTCTTCAAGTCGCTAATGATTCAACTTTAGGAGTATTACCAGGTATGATTGGTTCAGGTTATGACTATTCTCAAATTGTATTTGGAATGGCCAGATTCTTTGCATCAAATACAACTGTACCTTTCCCTAACTATCAACAACTTCAGAGATCGCAACGATTCGGATCAGGAGAACCAAACGCTTCAGATAAATTGTATTGTTACAGAATCATTCGAATGTTTGGTGCTGCATTTGACCCCGCATCTGAAATCAAAATACCTGCTGCAAGGCAAATAATTGCTGCTAACATTGATGAAGAGCCTGAATTAGTTTACATGCAACGCTTGAAGCGTTCATATGAATTGGCGGGACAGGCTTGAGAATACAATTGCCTGAATTATACAAGTCTTTTGACCGCGCTCGAACTCGAGAAGATCCTGGTAATACTGTAATTCTTGAACAACCACCATCTCAATCGAATACTGAAGATACCTATTATCCTGGTTCTTGGACACCTGTTGATAATCGACCAACTAAAGAAGAAGCACTTCAAAGATTAGAAGATTACAACGTAATTGTTGAACTTGTTGATGACATAGTTCCTGATGAGGTCTCCAACAATATCCCCTATTGGATAAGAGGTCCCTTTAATTGGGCGCCTTATGTGGCTGAGGTCCTTATTGAAATAGATCCACTTGATAGAATTCAAGATTGATTCAAAGTCCAACTTTCAAAGTCGTTTGGACTTTTTGCCATAAAGAGATCAAGATATCATTCCTGCTTGCGCCAAAGTTACAGATGTTTAGTCTAACTAATTCAAAACCTGGAGCTGGAGGATTGCTATTATATCCGCACTTAATTACCAAACCAGTGTTTTTTAAAATACGAAAACATTCCCTCCCCAGCTCTGAAATGTATCTTGGATCAGTGTAAAGATTACAAGTTCCATATTCTTCATTAGATTGACGGTCACTAAACGGAGGGTCGAAAAGAACGATGTGTGCGCTTTGCTTGGGGATTTGAGCCATAAAATCTAATGCATCCATACAATGAGTGGTATATTCATGAAGATATTTGGGATTGATGTCATTCCTTTTTGTTCCCCAGGGGCATTTTCTCGCAAAGGGATCAATTGTGCTTATGTTTCCTAATGCGTTTGTCCATGACTGCATTGCATAGGAATACAATCTATCATAAGGTTCTAAATTGTGAGTGTTGGAACTGGAATGACCAATGCAATTGAACATTTCAATCTTCAAGTGAATCCCTCATGCGTCGATTGGCGACCAATCTTGCTAATGCTTGGCCTTGTAGTGTGCGGATCGCTTCATCAATTGCTTGAGAAGTCTTTATCCCACTATCTTTCAGTTGTTTCAGAATCCTATCAGATTCATCGCTTATGGTTATGGAGTATTGATTCGCCATATCTAACCCTAAATAATAATGTTATTTAGTATATGCGAAAAAAAAACCTGCAAGCAGAATAATATAGGGGGGGCATTACCATTGGGGTGGTGGTCGGGGAGAATGGTGGCGTGAAGATTGGCGCCTGCGGCGCGAAGATGGGAGTGGGTTTACTTTATACACCGTCTTAGCCACCCTTTCAGTATGGCGACCGCAAAAACAGGCACCTTTTATCTAACCGAAACCGTTCTATTACCTGCCGCAAGTGCAGACGGAACACGAGTAACAGGATCAGTAGATCTATCAGCATATGTCAATGTTCCAACAGGACAGGCAATTGCTATTGAATCAGTTGATTTCATTTGGCAGAACGGTTCTCTTTACGACAGTAACGTAGAGGGAATGGTTGCAGCCAATGGATCACTTTCACAACAATTAACCGACCTTTCTCCAGGCGGTGTATTTGTTCGAGCAGATTCTCACTCGCTGATTGCAAGTGGTGCGCTAAACATCGACCAAGCCAACAACATCGCAAGTCATTCCAACGATATGTATCCTG